ATGCGCTTCGAGCTTAGTCCATCGCATCGACCTCCGCCAACATCCGGGATCACGGCCCCGGACGCCGCTCATGGGCACCGTGCCGCCTCGCGCACCGGCCGCTGTGACAGCGTCGGCACTGGGGCTCCCATTGCCGCAATTCCTTCCTCTGCTTTAAGATCCCATTCCCGCGCGCCCGTAGCTCAGCTGGATAGAGCATTGGCCTTCGAAGCCGGGCAGCCCCGGGATCTCCCGTCGGCACCGGTCTACGAGGGTCCGACCTTCGGCACGGCGCTCGAGCGGTTCCTCAGATCCAAAAAGGCTGAGGGCCGCAACATCCGGAACTACTTCTACCTCTCGGCCGTCTGGCTCCCCGTCCTGAAGGACCGGGCGCTCAGCAGCATCACCCCCGACGACGTCGAAGCGATCCTGGACGAGGCGACGACCGCGCACAACTACAAGCCGGCCTCCCGGCACCAAGCCCTGCGGGTCCTGTCGGCGCTTTTCTCGTTCGCGGTCACCCGGGACTGGATCTTCCGCAACCCGTGCGCGAAGGTGAAGAAGCCCATCGTCCGCAACGCCCGGACTCGGTGGCTCCGCCCCAAGGAGGTGGACGCGATCGTTTCCAAGGCGCCGAACTGGCTCCAGGTGATCATCCGTGCGGGCGTGGGGACGGGCTTCAGGCTCTCTGAGCTGACCGGCTTGCGGGTGTCGGACTTCGAGACGGACGGGACAGGCCGCGCCTACCTCATCGCGCCAACGAAGAACGGCGAGATCCGGAAGTTCCCGGTGGAGGGCTGGCTGCTCGAGTACTGTGAGGCCCGGCGTGTCCTCGGACCGGCCGACGCGCTGCTGTTCCCCGGCCCGGAGGGTGGGTGCGCGAAGAGCAGCATCCGGCGGTTCATGCCCAAGGCCGTTGCCGCGGCGGGGCTGAAGTGGGGGCGCAACGACCCGGACGGCGTGACGTTCCACACGTGCCGTCATTCCTTCGCGTCGATCCTCGTCTCCAGCAACGTCCCGCTCCAGGTCGTGAAGGAACTGGGCGGTTGGAAGACGATGACGATGGTCCAGCGGTACTCGCATCTGGCGGACGAGGTCGTGCGCTCGGCGTCCTCCCATCTCGATCAGATCCTGAACACGAAGAAGGAGTGAGACCCATGAGGATCAATAGATCCGCTGAAGACCCCCGGCTTCTGGGAGTTGGAATCCCAGTAAGTAGTCGGTTTGGAGATTCAGTGCCCGCTCCCACCAACTCGACGCCTCTTCACCTGAAGGGCGGTCCTCTGTCGTAAGCCATGTCACTAGCGAATATCCACTGCGTGAGACATCGAGAAATCGATTCTGCTCCATCACCCAGTAGAAGTGTCCCCTCAGATACGGAGGCGTCTGCATTCGCAAGAGTTCGTCGAACTCGAGAAAGAGCCTGAAGTAGGCCTGTGGATCGGCAATCGCCTCCCGGTAGTTGTACGAGAATTCAAGAAAGCCCTTCATGAAGAAGGAGCCATCGGGATTTTTGTTTAGGGCCTTTTCGCAGCCGATTGTAAAGAAGTGCGTCTCATTGGCGTTGAGTAGGTTGATTGCCCGCATGATTGCGGCGTTGTCTTTGGCCTCTGGAACACTCGCGGCCGGGTCTTCGCTGCCCTTTAGTTGCTTGAAACCGTGATTTGTCGAGGTTCCATGCTGCGCTGCGGGATACGGTATGGCCTTCCCAATGTTCTCGATGGCAAGAATCATCCTAGGCTGTTCGCCCATTTCTGTCTCGGCCTCATTCCCTGCTAGGTCAGAACGGAAGGGGTCAGTGCTAGTAAATTCGATCCGCTGCCGATGCCCACTCGCCTGACGCCTGTACCTGACTGAGATAATTGCCGAGATCGTCTACAGCTGCGTCCCATCGATGACGCGCCTCATCTGCACTGGTGGCTAACCCATCAGTAGAAACGTAGATGACCACAGACCATCCCTCGAGCGAATCAGCGTCGAGGAACCTTATGGTCTCGATCATCCAGTGGTAGCTTCCTTTCAGCTCGATGTCCAGAGCACTGAAGTCGAAGAAGAGCTTGAAATAGGCTTCGGGATGCTGAACTAGGACCTTTGAGTTGTGGACGACTTCCAGGTATCCAGTCACCTGAAACCGTTCTCCATCACTCAACAGGTTCCAGTCACACCCACCTGAAAACAGGGGCGATCTTGCGTTTGCCAACATCTTAACGACTCTGCCCAGGGCCGGGCTAAACGCCACCTCCTTGATATCTCCAACTCGCTCAGGGTGTCCTTTGAGCGCAGTGAAACCGTAGTTGACACGGCCTTTGTCGTCAGTTCTGGCGCGGTAGGGAATGTTCTTCCCGACGTGTTGAATAGAGAGGGTTCTGTCAGACATCTTCATCGTGGCGCTTTCGTGTCTTTTTTACTGGTCCATGCCCTGTCGGCCCAAATCCCTCCAATGGAAGCGTGGGTTCACCTTCCGGCTCTGCCACTGCCCGCGGCGCCTGCTTGAAGGTGACCTCGGCACGGATACGCGGGTAGTCGATCTCTTTCCCCCCGAGTAGATCCGCAACTGTGAAGATTTGAACCTTGGGGTGCCGGCTGGCCGTGAAGGGCGAGGCGTAGAAGCCAGCTTCTGCTGCCTCACGAAGCATGTCACGAGTCGGCTCCTGAAGTGTGATCAATACCCCAATCTCCGCCTTTTCCCTCGTCAGCACGCCGATCAAGTCACGAATGTCCTTTACAGACGTGCCACCGCCCTTAACGGAGATCATTATCTGTTTCGTTCGATCAAGCGACTTCTTCTCATCGTGGAAGAAAAGTCTTCCGTCGATACCCCGATCAGCGCCCTTTTTCCGCTCGGCGGGCCGGGCATGCACTAAGCCAAGAGCCCACCACTGGAACTGGTACTTGTCTAGTTCGGCGAGTGCGACAGCCCCTCCATGATCCTTGGGTTCACCGACCACGCTGTAGGTTTCCTTTACCGATTCGCCGAAAGTATCCTGTAGACGACGCTTGATCAAGTTGATCGCAAGGTGAGTGATGTCGATCCCCACCCAACGACGGTTTAGCCGCTGAGCTACAGAGACAGCCGTTCCGCATCCGCAGAAGGGATCGAGAACAAGATCGCCCTCGTTGCTACTCGCCTTGATCACCCTTTCCAGAAGAGCTTCTGGTTTTTGGGTCGGAAATCCAAGTCTCTCCTGAGCCTGAGAATTGATCGGGGAGATGTCGTCCCACACGTCTTGCGCGGGACTGCCTGGCATTTCATCCAAGTAACGTTTGTACTCAGGCATTCCCGTTCGTGTATACACGAGACGACCCTGCGTTTCGAACTCTTGCATTTTTTCTTTGGAGTAGGCCCAGTATCTTCCCTTGTACGGCCTCACGCCCTTCCACTCGTACTCTGTGTCGCCACCCGGCTTGTTAGCTGTTAAGTCTCCCTTTCTGTATCTCCTTCCGGTGCCTTCTTCGACATGCCGGTAGTGACTGCGCATGTAGGTCTCGTCGTAGGTGGTGTACTGAACATTGAACACTGAGGTTTGGCCACGCCTGTAGAAAAGAATGACGTCATGAATCCGTCCGAAGTGAGTTGCACCTTGCTTCGCGTCGGAATGGGCGGTTGTCCGCTTCCACAAGATCTCGTTCTGAAAATTCGTGGGACCAAATACTCCGTCCATCAACATCTTCAAGTAGTGACTGGCCGTCGGGTCACAGTGCAGGTAGATCGAGGCCGTTGGCTTCATTACTCGGCGAAGCTCCACGAGTCGCGGAGCAATCATGCACAGGTACGCCATCATGTCGCTGGTGCCGAGGAAGGTCATGAACGCCCGCATGACCTCGGATACCTTCCCGCCCCGCTCCACAGCGTCCGTGTATGCAGCCTCCGCGTCGAGGTTCCACTCCCAGGTGTCTTCGAAGGCCTTGATCTGAGCCCCAGACCGCGTGCCGTGTTCCGCGAACAGGACGTTGTAACCCTGGTTGGAGTTGAAGGGAGGATCGAGGTAAACGAGGTCTACGGTCTCGTCCTTCACGTAGCGCTGGAGCACGTCCAAGTTGTCACCGTAGTAGAGGGTGTTCATCCGGGGCTCCTGACGGCCCAGGATTGTACCCGCCTGCCCCAGTCGATGTCGAGGAGGAGACTGTACCCACTACATATTGTGGTTACTACATGATCGCACCCAACATCTTTAGGCGTACATCGCCCGAGGTAACTCATGGTATACTCGGCCCGCACCGTAGGAAGTGCTGTTTGAAAGGAAGCGACGAAGGCCAAGATGCACGCAGGAATCACCGGGCACCGAGACGTGGATGAGCGTCAATGGTAAGTAATTGATGAATAAGGAGTTATTATGAGCACCCCGATCAAAACGTCGACCATTGCGCCCCTCACCGACACGATCATCGTGGCGGTCGCCCGGCTCGTTGACGATGCCCAGGCACACCGCGACCCAAGCCACTCCGCGATCGACTTCGAGATCGCCAGGGCGGGCTTGAAGGCGGCAGATCCAAAGTTCCAGGGTCAGCTCGTCGGCAAGGCGAAGCGGCTTAGGATGACCCTGAGCCACGCGCTCGCGAACGACCCCGACGCGGGCGGGGCCTTGGTGACTAACATGGTCTCCCTCATTCGAGGGTGCGGTGGGTTCCGGAACGAGTCGGATAACTACGTCGGGGCCGAGGCCATCACGAACGCCGCGTGCGCGTTCCGGTCGGAAGGCTTCGAACTCACCAGCGACGGGGAACTACGGTCGCTGCTGCTCGACAACCTGACCGGCACGGCGCTCTCGGATGCGCTTGGAAGCTACGTTCGTCGAGCCAAGAGAGGTTACGACGACGCCGCGCTCGTCACGGGCACGGGGAAGGATCTGCTCGAGGCGACGGCAGCCCACATCGTTTCCGAGAGATGGGGGTCGGCCTCCGCTGCCGGCAACTTCCCATTGCTGCTGGGTAGGGCGTTCACAGCTCTCGGCATGGACGCCAACGCCTCAACGCCCCCGGCGGCCGACTCACAGAAGCGCTTCGAGAGGGCTCTCTACGAGGCGGGGTGCGCGGTGAACAATCTCCGCAACAAGCAGGGCACGGGGCACGGACGTCCATGGCTTCCGGCGGTGTCGGATCCGGAGGCCCGGGCCGCCGTCGAGACGATGGGGATCATCGCGGAACTCCTGCTCACGAGACACCGGCAACAGCCGTGACCGGAACAGGTGCGACTCCCGGCGCGCAGACCGGGTTGACTGTCGCGGCTCTGCCGAGCCTGCCTACGGGCAGGGAGTACGAAGAGCTGATCGGCGCAGCGTTCCACGCGGCGGGCCACTACGTGGAGCGCGACATCACAGAGCGCGACGGGATCGAGATCCTTCAGTTGGACGGGATCAGCACCGACTACTCGTCACGGCCGCCGTTTCTCCACCTGATCGAAGCCAAAGCGGGTAATGACTGGGGCTTCAAGGACATCTTCAAGATCCTGGGCTGGAAGACCTACCTGAAGCTCAACGGCGCGGCGCTCGTGACCTCCCGCCAGAAGGAGCGCTTTGCCGATTACCAGCGTCTCGCAGAGCGGGTCGGCGTGAAACTGATCTTCGTACCCGACCCCAAGAACCTCGGCCCCCTGACTACTCTGATCGGTGAGGTGACCCTTGATGAACGCGATGTTCGAGCGTGGCGCTTCGCGTGTTGGGTCGAACGTGCACTCATGATGCGCGTCAGGACACTCGGCAATGGTCAACCTGAAGCGAAGAGGTTCAAGGCGATCCAAGATCATGCCTTTCAGATCAACAGCGATATTTTCTTTCAATCTACCGTCGCAGGGCGTGTCGAAGCTCTTTACGAGACCTACCGCGAGAACCGGAATCTGACCGGGAAGTGCGGCATTGAGATCGACGGGGGAACTTTCGATACAGAAGATGCGCGTATCCCAAGCTCGGTCTTCGCAGAGGCTTTCTACAACAACGGACTCGACGAGATACAGGCGGCCTGCTGGTCGGAGCACCGAGCGCGCCTTTCTCTACTCAAGGCGGCCGTGGACTACATCTGCTACAAGGCCGACGGGCTGGAATCGAAGGCCGAATCCACCATCACGTGGAAGATCGGCGAAAAGACCTTGGACATGCCGACTGCGACTATGCCCGGCGCATTCGAACGGGCGCTAGAGGAGATCTCGAAGGAGCCTCACTTCCGAAGATACCCTGTGTTCTGGCAATGGTTCCTCGGCGTGTTCGGCGGGTTCATCCTTAAGGATTACAAAGACCAAGAGTACGAGCTGCTTTCAATGAAAACCGGCATACCCGTAGACCACGTGGACAACGCTTTCGCTGCGTTCGACAAGCTGTTCCAGAACGATGCCGGCGGCGGTTGGTTTCGTGAGACTGAATACAGCAATGTGCAAGCACTGATGCTGTACCCGAGCGCCTTGAAGGGAGTAGGAGCCAATTACCGGCGAGAGATGTACGTCGCCGATAAGAAGTTCGCCTCGTTGACGCTCACCAAGGCGTACACAGGGAGAGATCTCGTCCGTTGGAACAACGCTGTCGTTCGGTTGTTAACCAGATAAGCTCCGGAAAGGGAGGAGGCAGTGAGTATGATACGGGCTGGCAACAGAACGTACGACTGCATTAGAACCTCGGGTGGCGGCAGGTACTTCTTGATGATGGTTGAACTTCCAGACTCTTCGGCCGGAATGGGTGCCGTGGGATCACGGTCTCCAGAGTTCCAGGGCGAATATGGCTCGGAGCAGGAACGAGAGGCAGGTATCCTGGACTTCATCGACAAGAAGAACCGTGCGATGACACACAGAACCGCCTAGCTTCACCACACCGTTAGCATGCGCTTCTACACGAACTTGCGTGGTTCGCTACTGGTGCAGCTCTCCTACTGCCTCTACGAAGTTGCTGAAGCTGTCGGTTGCCAAGGCAAAGCCTAGAGCAGCACCCACCTGGGAAGAATGCAGTTGTGAGTGTACCCATCTTGTCTTGACGTGAACTCCGAGGGATACAGGAGTGTTCGCCTGTAGGGAGATGTTTGTCACATCCTTTCCGAGTGACTCATCCACCTGCTGATCGATTACCGCCGTACCGAAGTCCAGGTTGTATACCGCTTCCGATTCAACCCGCTTGTTCCTGTAGCCGGGCTTCTTGTTCCGTGGTGCCCGGATCTTCACGCGATCGAGGCCCCACTTCTTCTCCCACGCTTCGGCATTGGTGTACTTGAGATCCGTAGCGGTCATGCCGGGGGCAAGGTTGGCGAGGCTCGTTGCCACGCTGTCCTGCGGTGAGAAGATGTTCACGATGTGGGCTTTCGCAGCCTCACGCGGCAGGGGTAAATAGAGGGGAACCGTGTACCGCTGTCCGGTCTGCTCAACTTCCATATTCACGCCGAAGAACGGCGTACCGAGCAGGACCACTGTCTCCGCATCTCTCTCCGAGAACGTGAGGGCACGAAGGGCAACATTCCCACCGTGGGAGTGGGCGATTACGAAGACCTTGCTGTCTTCCGGAAAACTGTCCAATAGCTTCGAAAGCTCGACGCCTCCGTTGTTCCGATCCGGGTTGCTATCATCACCGCCCCAGTGGAATGACTGAATGTGCAATTCTGCGTCAGGCTGAGCCAACTCGAAGGCAGCACGAAATGCGGGAACAAAACCGCCGGGATCGTCTTCCTTGCACCAGCTATCATCACCCAGGACGAACTGCAAGAAGGCCGTCATATGGGTCGTGCCGTGTACGAGCACGACGTACACGTCCTGCTTCGCTTGCGGTGACACGGCTGCCGGAGGCTCGGGCTCGGACTGGTATGCGACGGCTAGTGTCTCGGCGGCGGGCCTCACATTGTCAGACAAGACGAGCCTTGTTCCATCTGTGCGGCAGTATTCGACAATCGCATCGTGTTCGTAAACTCTTCCGCACTTCGGACAAACCTTCTTTGGTGCATTCTTGTTCGCTTCCTCGACGGTCTTGCCGTACTGAACAAGAGACTCAGTCAGGGTAGTGCATCCCGACAGAATAACTATCCCAGCCATCAAAGCGATTGAGCCAGCGTGTCTTCGATGACGTCGGATCATCCTCCACGCCTCCTTCGATCCTTTGTCGGACGGTCGGCATGCTTGCCTACCGCGATCGAACGGCATGATAGCCGAGCGGACGCTTAGGTGCGAAGTCGAGCCGACAAGCAGCTAGGCCGCAACGGGAACAACAAACAAGCCGCCGAAAAGAGCGGCTCGATAGAGGAACGACTATTCGGTACTACCCTACGATCTTGTATGACTTGACCAGATCAGACATCGCCTTGACCGTACTACCGAAGTAGGCCTCTCCAATCATCGCCACGAACAAATCCGACTGATCACCCGCACAGCAAAGCGCAAACGCGCGCGCTACTCCTGAGGGACCAGCGGCGCTTCGCGGTTCTTTGATCGCCCTGCCGTAGCGCTCGATTCGATTCTGAAGCTGAGTTGCTAGGCTGTCGTAGTGCTGTGGGTACTGACGGAGGATTGCCTGTAGCGCAGAATAGTAGCCGGTTGAGGCCCGGTCTTGACTCGAGCCGGGAAGATCCTTCCAGATGACAAAGTCGCCCGCAAACGCAAACAAGAAGGCCGACTCCCACCGGAGAACCAATGGATCGATCCCTTCGCTAAGGTCTGCTTCTGGGCCAGTCTGCTCCGGCTCCTGGAGTTTGTGATGGACGAAGCCAGCCAGTATTCCGCCAATCCCCTCAGGCGTGGCTCTCTTCTTTAGAAAAGGTATCACCTCGGCTTCGCCCCTTACCTCAACTTAACGCGATCCTATCGAGTTGCAAGCGTGGGAGCAAGCCAACACCGATGCCTATCTCCGCCGCTTCTTTGTCTTCGCCAACAGCCGCGGTAGGCATCCCCGACACGCCAGTTTCTTCCCCTTCCTCTTAAGCATCCCCTGATCAAAGTACTTCCGGCAGAACGAGCACGGCGCCTGGACGATGACTTCGTGTTCGGTCGGGGGCGCGGGGTAGCGTGCGTGGAAGATCTGATGCCACTTCAGGCTCATCTGGCTTCCGATCGGTCGGGTGCCTTTCCGAAGGTCTCGAGTCGGGCAGTTAGAGTAGCTACTAGGATCCGGAGTTCGGTCACTTCACCGCTCAGCGTTTCGACGGTCGTCTGGAGCTTCGCTACTTCCTGACTGAGGCGGGAGTTATCTCTTTCGCTGAGGTCGAGCCGGCCGGCGAGGGAGCCCTGGGTTCCCTTCCAATCTTCAAGGATGCCCAGCCGAGAGTTCGTCCTGGAGACGAAACGACCCATCCACAGGAGCGCGGGAGCGATGACGAAGACGAACAAGATGAATCCAACTGCCTCAGCAAATGAGACCGAGAAGATCATTACCGGGAAGTCCTATTGCGCGATCAGTTCGATGCGGCTGACGCATCCCTCCGGTATCGCGATCGAGTGGTAGAAGTCAGGCCCGTCGCCGGCCGTGAAGACGAAGTAACGGATGCGGCGGCGGCCGTCGTGCGCGCTTCTGATCGAGTGAAACCGATACGTGTGCCGGAACAGCTTCGGCTGTGCTTCTGTCGGGTTGCCCCGCGAGTCCTCGAGAATGTCCCACCAGCTGATCTTGTAGAGCTTGCCTGGCTCCAGGTCCTTGATCACGGTTCACTCTCACGTTTCTTGAGTACGTAGAAGTCGTAGAAGGGACACGGGTAGACAGGTTCATGCCGTTCGGGAACCGGTTGGTCGAGCACCACTCCTGAGAGTGCGCACAGACTTGCGGCGTTGCTCAGCGTTGGTAGTCCCTGTAGATGTTCATCTGGTAGCCCTGGCCGGAGTTGCTGAGAGCCTCCTCGAGCTGGATCTTCCGCTGGCGAAGCTTGCGCCGTGCTTCGGCGTCCAGGTCGATCCCGCGCTTCTCGAGACCGGTGAGCGTCCATGCCGCGAACTCTCCGATCTTCCGGTTCTCCGGGTCCAGGAACAGCTTCTCGAAGGCCTTGTCTGACGTCCGGAGGATGCGGCTGACCATCCAGCCCTGCATGACGAGGAAGAACTTGTCCTGATCGATACTCGGCTTGATCCTCCGGCCAGCGTTGTCGTAGCTGCCCGGGGCGTAACCCATGAACTGCCGGATTGACCTCGGTGCCTTGTCGAACATCAGACCGAAAGTCTCGCCGTCCTTCCGATCCGACTGCCGGCCCGTGAAGATGTCCGTGTCGGTGGCCATCTCGTAGGGCGCCCGGAGGATCGGGCTTGTGGAAGCCAGGATCTCTCGCCACGCCTCGCCCTTGCCGAGCAGCGTGTCGAACCTCTTGATGTCCAGGAGCGGGAGATCGAGGTTGGATAGAACTTGAATCTGGCTGCCGTCCCTTCGCAGTCGCACGAGCGAGCCGTCGTCCGCCCACCAGATCGCCATCTGCTGAGTCTCTTCGGGACGCTCTCGCACCAGCTTCAGCTGGGTGGTCACGGTCCCAGGTCGCTTGATCACGTTCTCGGCCTGAAGCGGCAGGTTCTTCCGCATGAAGACGTAGAACGGGATGACGCGACGGAACAGCTCGCGCTCCGCGTTGTTCAGGGCCTGGTAGTCGAAGAGGAACTTGTTGACGCGGTCGGCCGCCTGCCCGGGCTCCATGCCGCGGCGGATGTAGTTGAGCCAGAGCTGGAGCCGGCCCTCGTTCTCGATGTTGGAGCCGACTTTTTCACGCATGAAACGGCCGGGTCGCTGTACCGCCGCCTTCAGTTTTCCTGCCTGGAACGGGCTGTACTCGCCCGTGAACTCGAAGATGGAGGGCTCGCCCTTCTTCCACACGCCAAGTTCCTGAGAGAGCCGCCTCAGCTCCTGGTTCTCCAAGGCTTGACCGAGGTCCGTCACGAACGTACCCGGGTTCCCGCGCCAGACGTCCCATGTCCGCTTGATGATCGCGGGACTCATGGACGAAACGCCCAGGTCCGTGAAGCTCTGGGCAACGTTCGAGTACCAGTTCCGGAAATGGAACGACGGGAAGTACGCCGTCACCAGACTCTTGAAGGTGTTGTTGAAGGTGTCGTACCAACGGATCGAGTCGGCCAGCTCGCGGCTCTTCAGGGCGGAATCCTTCAGGTGCTTCAGGTCCGAGAGGATCTCCACGGGCACGTCCGCCCGCCCGAAAATCGTATCGACCTTCTTGTAGGCCGAAGGGTCCATGGTCCGGAACTGCCGGTACGCCTCGAGCCCCGTGAACCGGGGCATCAGGTCCCAATCCTTTTCCAGCCACGGGCCATACACGCGAAGCACGTTCACGAGATCACGCCGGGAGGCGACGTCGCCCAGCTCGCGCCGGAACCAGGCCTTCCGCGCCACGGCGTTCTCGCCCAGATCTGTGAAGCCAAAGGCGCCGATCGTCTTCTCGAGGGACCGGTGAAGCCGCTTCTCGTAGGCGTCCTCCGTGATGCGAGTACCGACCTTCTCGGCGGCAGCACGGAAGCGGGCCTTCTTGATGGACCACTGCGTCCATGCTTTCTGGAATCGATCCCAGCCCTCCTGCGTCGGGAAGGCTTCCCTGCCGACATCGAGGCCCCGGAAGATCTCGTCCGGGATCACACCCATGGCGTCGATGTTGAACTGCTTCTTGAGCGACCGGTCCCAGTCGCGGGCGACCAGGTCTTCGACGTGGTTGGCTACACGCCGCCTCAGGGTCTCGCGGAGATCCAGAAGGGGCCTGAGGTCAGGGAATCCCGGAAGGTTCACTCCCCGCTTGAGGCTCTCTCCGAGGATCAACCTGCGAGGGATGGCGCTGTAGACAGCCATGTGCCGGCCGCTCAGCCGGTCGCGGTTGAAGTAGTAGCCGCCGCGGGCGATCTCGTTGAGACCGGCCACGATCTTCTCGGCCTCGTTGGTGAAGAAGGTCGGGACGTTGCTGTGATAGAGTCGGACAGCGCGCTGGTACATGTAGTTCTCGAGCACGCGCCGCTGGTTCTCCCCAAGCGGCTGCTTCATCACGGAGGAGTCGATGAAGTCCGTGATGTCGCTGATCGATCCCTCAAGCTCCCGGCCGAGCGCTGCCTGGCCGTTCTCCGCGATCGCCAGCTTGTCGATCTCGTCGCCCGCGATCCTGATGGCCTTCTCGGTCACGCCGACTTCGCGCAGGTTCCTCCGCCAAGCCGAGAACTCTTCCTCATCCAGTCCGCGAAGGAACCGAACCGTGAAGCCGATAGCGGATTGAAGCCTTTCAGGAGCAACGCCCTGGAGGGTCTTCATCGTCGGGGCGACTGACGAAGCATCGCGGACGATCTGCGCCATGATGTCTTCGGTGTTCTTGGCTTGGCCGGCGAGGGCCGACTTCGCCGCCTCGGCGTTCGCTCTTCGGGTCGCGTCGTCGATCGTGTAGGTCAGCTCGTCCCACTGCTGGGGCTTGAGCTTCAGATCACCTACCGCCTTCTGAACCGTCTCGACCAGATCGGCCTGCATCGAGGCCTGCTTGGCCAAGAGAGTCTTCTTGAGATCGAGGTAGATGGGATCGCGGGTCATGTCCCTGTGGAAGTGCCGGGCGATGACGTCACCGCGCCGTGAAATGACACGGCCGCTCTCGAGCAGGCTCATGTAGAACTTGCTTCCCTCGGCGGCCTTGCCGTAGATCCTTCCTCTGATCCCCTGAAGCGCATCTGCGCCGATCTGGCTCATTCGCTCCTCGAGCCAAACGGTTCCAGGGACAGTGCGTGTCCTAAGGAGCCGACTGTTCTCGAAGAACTTCACGCCTCCGTCGTCGAAGATGTGTCCCCACGCCTCGGGATCGCTCAGGTACTTCGAAGCCAGATCTTCCTTGGCGATTCTGGTAGCGGTTGCCGTCAGCTCGGCAAGCTCGTGACCCGTCAGATCCTTGAAGGCAATGTCCTCGATCGGCGCGTCCTTGGCCAAACCGCGAAGGTTGCGCCACGTGGCCTGGACCGCTTCGTCGGACTTGGAGAGAAGGATCTTGCCCTCCGCGTTGGGGAGCGATTCCCAGAGTCCCTTTCGCAGGAGCTTCAGGCCGCCGTCTGACGCACCGAGGACTTTCCGCATGCCGATCTTGAGAGCATCCTCTCCCGCTACCGAAAGCATCTTCTTGAGCGCGACCTTGGCGCCCTGCTTCAGGACCAGCTGAGTGCCCTTCCCCACACCGACCGTCATGTAAGTAAGAGGATCGAGAACCACGTCCAGAGCGAAGCCGACGATGCCCCGGCCGGAGATGTCGGCCCACCCACCCTTCTGGAAGCGCCAGCCCTCGCCCGTGTCGTTGTAGATGCTGCCGATCACGGGGATGTCCGAGAACTCGAAGCCCGTCCCCCAACCCGACTGTTCGAGGACTTGGCCGTAGCCTTCCTTGTCTCCCTCGAGATCCGGTAGCAGGTTGTCCGGGATCATGTCCCCGGGCAGGACGGCATCGAGAAGGTTGGGGATCTTCCCCGCTCCGCTGAAGATCTCCCGGCCAGCGCGCTTGAGCGCGGCCAGCCCGCCACCACCCCGCTCCGTCAGAAGCTCCTCGGCGACACCGGCCGAGGCGTAGTTCAGCCGACTCAGGATGTCCGTAACGGCGCCCAGGGTGGTGAGCCCTCCGCTCTTGACGGAGTCCCACACGCCGCCTTCGTCGGCCTTCTCTTCGAGGCGATCGACGTCTTTCAGGAGACGCTTATCCCGGCCCCTGTCACCGGAGCCGAGCGAGCCTCCGCCGGTCCCACGGCTCGACATACCCGTGGACGGCTGGACGTCCAAGACAGAGAAACCGGAGTCCCGCTCCGGCGTTCCCGTCTCGGTGGGCTGCACATCGAGGATGGAGAAGGTGGAGTCCGACTCTGACTGCTTCTGCTCTTCTTCTTCCCCGGGCTTGACGTCTAGGATCGAGAAATCTTCGGCCATCAGTACATGGGCGGCAGACGCCCTGGCACGAAGCCGACAGGTGCATCGGCCTCAGCCTTCGGAGGCTCCGGCGGCTTGGCTCTCGGCGCCGTCCTCTTGCGCGCTTCGATCGCGCGCTCGATCTCCTTCTGGTGCTTCTTCAACCACTCCATGGTCATTCGCGAGACTGCCAGGGCGTGGGTTCCCACCAGCGGAGGCGTTTGCACAATGCGCTCGCCCTTCTTCATCGTGGTGCCCGCCGAGAAGGCGTTCGCTCGCTTCAGCAGGTCATCGGTCACATCATCGAAGGACGCTCGGCCAGCAATGAGCTGAGCCCTTCCGTCCGCGGTGGCCAGGTCCGAAAGCCCCTTCTCCCACTTCTTAACCGTTTCGACCTGATCCATCCGCTCGGCGCGGGGAACATTGACGTGCTCCGCAGCAAGGGTCTGAAGGAAGTCGGGGTCCGACTTCTCCTCGTCGCTGAGGTACTTCAGGTCGCCCCCGTTGTTCGTAATGGACTTGCGGAGAGCTGCCGCGACGTTCTCCGGAAGGTTGGGATCACGCCTCGCACTTCGCTCTCGTGCCTTCTGGGCACGCTGGGCAGCCATCGCTTCGAGCCCGCGTCCTAGGTTGTCCACGCTATCGAGGTCCGCGGCTCCCACGGCGTCGAAGGCGCGGTAGGCATTGGTGAACTTGCTGCGATCGGGATCGTCATCGGCGACGGCCATAAGGCCATTCGCCACGAGATCCTCCTCCAAGGGATTCGCAGTCGGAACGACGTTGCCGTGCTCGTCGTAGCTTGCGGGCGCGCTGTCCATAATCTGATTGACCCGGTTCACCCAGTAGTTGATGCGCTCGCGCTTCTTGTCGGAGTTCTGAACTTCACCCTCGCGGATGCGAGCCTGAACGAGCTGCCGCATACGGTCCCTGTCGGCGCCGACGACCGTGGGCGGGACGTATGTGTCCGCAACCTTGGGGTCATCGACGAGAGTCTTGAGGCCCGCCGCCCGCTTCATTGCATCCCGGTGAAGACTCTCGGGCGGAGTGGCTTCGATTAGGTTCTGGACCCAATCCCGCTGCTGCTGGAGTTCCTTGGCCCGGGCGGTCATGCCCAGCCTCAAGAGACTCAACTGATCATCGGCGGCTTCACCCTCGTTCTTCAGGCCCATCTGGGCCATCGTGAAGCCTTCCTGACGCTTCCTCTCGTCGCGATCTCGGTCCAGTTTCTGATTCCCTTGGACCGTGTTGAGGAAGCTGCGGCTCTCGTGTCCGAAGTAACCCGCTCCCACGTCCGCGAGGGCCATCATCACGGTCATGACCTTCTGCCCACGGCTCAGTTCCTTCCAGGGCTTCGTGCCGATGGCGCCTGGCTTCGTGTCGTGGCCTTCGAATGCCGCTTTTGTGAGGTCCAGTTCTCGCTGTCGCCTTTCGGCTCGCCTCTGGTTCTCAATCCGCTGCTGATCGATCTCGTAGCGCTGAAGCTCCTCAAGCGTCATGGTGGAGGGATCGGGCGCAGACATGGGAGCGGGCTGTGAGTTCACCGGCCCCGCGGCCGGCGTGTAATTCAACGGCTCCTGGTAGTTCGGATCGCGGCCGTCGAGCGCTGCTTCAAGAGCAAGGAGTTCTTCTTGGGTCATGCGTTACCTGCCAGTACATCCGCGATCCGTCGGCCCAGCTCAAACCAATCGTCTTCACTCAGTGAAGTGGACGAAGATCTGTACGCGAGCCGCTGATTTGGCCGAGGGAGCGAAGACTGAAGTGGACCGGTCTCGAAGGTAGGGGCTGTGGTGGACGGCTGGCTCATCTCTCCACCACTGGGAAGATCGATGTTGCCGAGAATGCCGCCGAGTTTGCTGAACCACTCGGTGTTAAAGCCACCACCGCCGCCACCAGGGCTGGAACTATTCGACCTGCTACCCTTACCGCTTGGCATTGACTGGTTCGAATTCGAGCTGCCGCTGGGGCCGGCGCCCGCCCCTTGAGGCGGAGCAGCCCCAGCATCACGGTCGCCCTTATCGATGAGGTTCCTCACTTGCTCGCCGCCTTCCACGCTCCGGCGCCCTGAAGCACGGAGCCAAGACCCTGAAGGAGACCGCCCCAGTTCGTCCCTTGTCCGCCTCTGCCGGAGGCCTCGAGCTGCTGGTTACCGAGACGACGCCGAAGCTGGATCTCCTTCAGGAACTGCGCGGGCTGCATGATCATGGCCTGGTACAGAGCCAGATCCTGTCGCTCGCGTTCGGCCTGATCCGAGGCATACTTCGCGCGGATATCAGCCTGGGTCTGAATGCCCCGGGACAGAAGGCTCGCATCGACGGCGCCAGTGGTCCCAGCACCGCTCAGCCCCCGCCCGGCCGCTGCTCCCGCCGCCGCATCCCTCGCCATCTGGAGATCACGTGCCGTGCTGGCCATGTTGCGGTTGTAGATGTAGGGATCCACGCTTCCGCGGCTGGACAGCACGTCATAGAGGTTGCTGTAGGCTGCCCGCGTGCTCGGGTCGCTGCCCAGCTTGAAGCGATCCATGTACCCCGGCTGAGCGCTGCCGGTGCTCCACGTCTGGTTCTTCCTGCTCATCTTCTTATGACTCCTCTCCTACTCTTCCAGCTCGAAGTCGCCGCCGCCTCCGCCGCCGTTCCCTGACGGCGTCACGCTAAAGGGGCGAGAAGCACCCATTCTCCACCGGATCCAACGGCCCCAGAGGTAAGCGTCACCGGCTGCCACGAAGACCCATTGAAACGGGCGATCTGCCCCGCGATCCACCCGCTGGTCGCAACTCCTGTCAGGCCAGAGAAGGCGAGATGCGCTTCCGAGTACTTGCTGGCCAGGGGAATGCCTCCCTCGTAGATCGTGCCGCTGACGTAAACATCGCCGTCGAGATTCTGTGTGTTCCCGCTTCTGAACTCAGCCATATCGCACTCCTCTTAGGGCCGGAGGAACCAGTCCTTCTTCCTCGCGACCAGCTGGTATTTGGTCCCGGCTACGATGTTGCTGCCGGTGCCCGTGATGACGGTGATTCGGTTGACGGCCGCGGTGTTCTCCCAGACGACATGAGCCAGGGCAATGGCCACAGCCGTCGCGTTCTTCCGCCGGCCCGTCATCCCCTGCATCGTCTTGTGAGCTGAGCCAGCGTAGTTGCCGATGGTCACTTCGGACCAGCCGAAGGTGTTGGCCGGGGCGTTGCCACCCGGTGCGAGGCCGATCTGGAAGTCATCAGCCACGCCGAACGTGGGATTCGCCCCATCGTCCACGATCAAGTCATTCCGGTAGTTCGAGCCGGTCGAGTCGCCGTTGAAGTACACCGACAGACCATCGTTCTCGGACGCTCGGTCAGTGCGGACGTATAGCCTGAGGATCAAGTCATCGTATCCGGCCGGGATGCTTTGGATGTCGATGGACGACTGGGAAGCCCCAAGCGTTCCACCGCTAATCTCCGTGTCCGTGACGATCTGTCCGCTGGTCTGCGAAAAGGGTTGCCAGGTCGCACCGTCGTAGCGGGCCATCTGACCGCTGGTCCACGACCCATTATTCACATCAGTCAGCCCCGAGAAGGCCGGGGTCACACCGCCGCCCATGACGCCCGTGACGACCGACTGATTCTTGATGCCCCAGATTTGGATCCGCGAGCCGGCCTTAAAGTTGCCAGCCGTAAGCGAGAAGTCGATTCGAGTAATGGCGGTGTTGCTCTGGTAGTAGGCCATCGCCCAGTTCCCGTACATTGAGTTGGTGTCCTGGTACGGGGTGATCGAGTTCACCGAGTAGGGCTTGCCCTTCGTGCTCGAATCGGGGTTGTACAACATGACTTGGTATGGGGTCAGGGCGCTCGAAGAGCTGGCGTTGGAAGTCGTCAGCTGGCCGATCGTGTTGTAGCCGCCGGTCGTGTCTTTGACGCGGGAGTCTCCAGTGTCCGTACCGAGAATGTCCCGGACCCTTTGGTAGTTCGCACCCGTGGTGTCAGAGTTGAACTCCATCTTGATGTTGGCGCATGCAACGTTGCTCGAGCACGTTGACGCAACCTGAAGGAGAATCTCCCAACGGTCGTAACCCGCCCCCACGGGATTCACGGTGATCGGTCCAGCCGTGTCGGACGACATGGCGTTGTCGTAGAGCAGGACTCGCGTCTGGAGCATGCCGCTCGTCACTGTGACGGACCCGCCGCCACCACCGCCGCCCGTCGCTCCGCTCAAGGCGTAGCGGGCATCACCGAAACTGGTGTCGAAGCCGACGATGTCAGGTTGAAGGTAGAGCCCTGAGCCGATGCCTATATGGACGGTACGATCCGCCGCGAGAGTTCCGCCGCCGATCAGGCCTGAGCCGGCGATGATCTGCCGAGTTTCGAGCGCATACGCGCCGCTGAGCGCGTACTTCTGGATGAGCGGCGTCCCGCCTTCCGCGATCTGACCGCCGCTGATGACCGAGCCGTACAGCGTCGTACCGCTGACCCAGCCCGTAAAGAGCCCGTTCCCTGACACGTGGAGCATCTGGGCCGGGAAGATCCCCAGCCCGACGTAGCCGTTACCGAGGACCCAGTCGAGAACCTGACCGTTGCCGCTGAGTAGGACCACCAGCGGATCGGTGACCGTTGTGGTTCCCGCTCCCACCGTAGCTGTCGCCCACGTGGGATCAGTGGACTCCGTAGCAGCCGATGCACCCAGGTAGAACTGATAGCCGCTTGGGCCGATGTCGTGGGCGATTTGCCCTGTCTGCTCCCAGAAAGGAACGTAGAAAATGATGCTCGCGTCGGCGCTGTAGTTGCCACTCGGAAGAAGACTTCCCAAGGCGGCTCGATTGGTCGGCGTGACCGCGGACATGTCCGTCCCGCTGTAGGCCATGCCGTGGCGTGCGAGCACGCCGGCCAAGTCCAGGCCTGAGGGCGTTCCGTTGCCGTTGAGGTTGTTCCCGAATCGCGTGGGCGTCGTGTCGTCAACGAGCGTCCAATTCCAGTCCGACGCATTGGCAACCCCGCTGGCCTCGAAGATCCCGTCCACGTAGAGCCAAGCGCGCGGAGTGGCGGCCTTCTCTACGACTGCGATCAGGTGATGCCAGCCCCCGTCGCGCAAGTCATGCGTACCCGTGAAGTCGAGTGTCCCGGTCAGAGCCTTGTGAATACGGTAGTAGGGCTTGCCTGTAGTGCGCAGTCCGAGCTGGTAGTTACAGGGAGCGTTCGTTGTCGGGTCACTGCCCCGCGTGACGAGTTGAAGTTGTTGAGATCCGATCGAGACGCCCGATGGCACTCGGAACAGAGCCTCGATAGTGAGAGTTTCGTTGAGGGGAATGCCGTTGCCCGTGCTGTCCTGAAGGATAGCCGTGTCATCGCCGAAGTGGACGTAGTTCGCGGTGTTGCTCTGCCCGCTTGTGTAGACGTGCGGGCCGATGGTGAGAGTGGCTCCGCTGACGGCCAAGGGCCAGAGCAACGCGAGGCGACTCATGTAGTCGAACTCGGAGCCCAGACCGCTGCCGGTGACTGCGAAGAGGTCTGCGCTCTGTCCCACGGCACCGCTGATGGCGATGCTCGTCCAGTTGCCTGACGGGTGGTAGGCGTGGGCAGCGGCGTAGTCGATTCCAAAGAGGCGATCCGCGCTCATATCACCGCCACCGAACAGGCCGCTTACCGCGGTCAGAACACGGCGGTCAGGGACGAAGCCGGTGTGGCCGGCGTGGTCGTAGTCGAGTTCGCTGAGCTGACTGTGGCGTCCACCGTCTGTAATGACCCGGCGCTCGGCACGGTCGTAGACGCGGTCAGCCACACCCCCGAGGCTCTCGACGGCCGCTCTGAGTTTCTTCAGGACGCGGATCGTCGTCGGTCCAGCTTCCTTCTCGACATCGCCGAACTCGCCCAACGCGAGCTTCTGACTACCGCCCATTACCGATTCCCAGACGGTCCTTCACCCTGGAACAACAGCTTGAGGTTCGAGATCCTTCCCGAGCCGATTCCGCTGTGAGCGATGGCCACTTGGCCCCACTCGCCCGCCCGTCCGATGAAGATCTCGGTGTTTCGGTTGCCGCTGAGAGAGACGCTTTTCGTGACAGCCGATTCGAACCCGTCGTGATCCCGTCCGTAGCGCCAAGTCAGAGCGGCAGCCTCGTTTGATCCCCAGTCGTCATGGCGGACCACACCCTTGAACACGGAGAACTCGTCGTAGCCTGCATCGTCGTAGATTTTTCCGCCCACCACCTGGAATGGCACCAGACCGCTCGCGTTGAAGGCGCGACTCGTGTCGATGGAACCGCTCCATTCCACGTAAGCCTGGCCGTCCGTTCCACCCGTGAAAATGAGCTGTTGCCCCTCGGGAACGCAGGCGTTGATGGCCTGAATCCGGCACGGGTGCGGGCCTGTGATCTTGGGATTCGCCTCCGACCCCTTGAGATGCTCCGGCGCCATGTGGAAGAAGAGGACCGAGTCATTGACCGCGTCCCCATTGGCGTCGTAGATCAAATACAGGAGCAACCGTTCCTTGTCCCAGAACAGGATCGACGTTCCCAGCGTGGACTGATCGATGGTGTTCTCCCAGTCCAGGTCGTCGCTGACGCGCGAGCACGTCGTCGAGGTAGTGATGTGGACACCGTATGGACTGACCCAGGCCCCACGCGGAGCGCCGTTCACGCTGTAGGCGGTAAACGCGCGGTAGCCCACGCATCCGGGCTGACCGTCGATTCGCGTGATGTCAGCGGTGGCGAGTACGCCCTCCTCGTTGACGACGGGAAGCTGGTCGGTACGCATGAGCCCGCCGTCCGCGAGGATCATCAAGGTATCGCCGACGGTCATCGACCCGCGCAGGAAGTCGTGCTCGGGCATCGGGAACTTATCGATGACGTAGACCTTCGAGTAGCTCTCGACTCTCCCCGGGACGGAGTACCAGAGCTTCCGAGGTTGATCCGGATTGACCCCGACGAACGACGCCTTGAACTGGTTGATGCTGATGAACGGTGGAGGCGGATAGTCCCGGTCGTAGTACGTGTCAAGGACCCGCACCATCGGATACGCGAGCAGGCCTGCATCGGGGACATCCACCGCGTGGGTGAAGGGATCCACGAAACCACTGATGCCGACTTCGACCTCTCCGATCTTGGCGAAGTCTTGCGGCGGAGTCCCGCCCGCGAAGGTGCGATAGATGAAGTAGCTGTCTGCGTTGGAGTTCTGAGGCACGGCGGGCAGCCCCATGAACACGCCACCAAATCCGCTGACCACGAACGGGTTGGGGTTGTAGGCGATGACGGACTGAAGATCCTCGCTGCGATCGTACTCCGTGTAGCCGTAGCAGACGCCCGAAGTTTGCGTCTGCGCCGCCAACCCACCGTTGCCGATCCGAACGTCCATGATCCGGGCGACCCACTGGTTTCGGCGCCACGACTCATCGAACATGATCCCGCGGACCTGAACCCCGCTGTTGTTTACTGCCAGCTCAGGGCTTACTGCGGTGAGCGCACCGTGGGTGTTGTCCTGGACCTTGGCGTTGAAGTGAGTCAGCACGTTCCAGGTCGCACCAGCGTTGAGGCTGTACTGGATCTCGAGGAAGACCCCGCCGCGCTGGTTGGCGTTCACGTCATGGCTGATGTTGTGAATGACCTCGTAATCCACGAACAGCCTTCGCCCCGTCTCATTGCCGGAGGGGAAGGTCGTGAACTTGACCACATGGAACTTGTAGGAAAACCCTTCGTTGTCGCCCTGCTTGTTTGACTTGACCCAAGCTGCGGACTGATTGATCGGGACGTTCTGCGTAGGAATCGCGTCGAAGGCCAGCGGTATGTCGTTCCACGTGTTGTTGGTGGTGATCCACTGCCCGCTTGCATAGGGATACTGGAACGGATCAACCTGACCCGAGAACGTTGTCTCATTGATCCCCGATGCCGGCCGATACAGCACGAGGCTCGCGGGAATCCCCGAGAGCTGAATCTCATCGTCGTTCGGGGTCGCGTCAGCCGGCGTCATCCCGTGCTGACGGATGCCCCCGAAGGCGTCGAGGACGACGTTCAGGTCCTCGCCGTTGTACAGATACCAATGGTCGTTGTTGTGGATCCCGCCCATAAGCGTCCCGCTGGCGCCCCAGCCGGAATAGAGCGGGTGGATCTGGCTCGAGCCCGCGATGTCCCCGTAGAAAAGCCCCGAGTTCGAGTACGCGACGAGCTTGTTGGCGCCCGTGCCGGAATCGAACACACAGCCCACAACACCCTTGATCGGCTGACCGCTCGTGATCTGCCCGCTCGCCGCGTAGAGACTGCGGCCGTCGATCTTGTAGACGGAGATCGGGTCTCCGGGGCGGTAGTAGGCTCCGACCGCCTCGGTCAGCTCATTCGCTTGAAACTGAGAGGGATCCTGACGAGAGTTCAGGCCACCATTCAGCAGGAGCTGGACGGGCTTGCTCATCTCGGCTTAGTCCTCGTTCCAGTCGGTCGTTTCGTCGATCTGGAGTTGGCGATAGCCCGCCTGGAACCGCTCCTTCGGGCCGGCCATCTTCTCGGGCGCGTACCGCTCGGCCATGTACATGCGCGCGTATTCCAGGATGACCATCTCGGCTTCTGGAGGGACGCCCAGGGTGGATCCACTCGTAGCGGGATAGGGCACGCGAGCGAAATAGGTCAGCTCACCCGAAGGCCAGACCGCGAGGTTGTCGGTGGCGGGCGCTGAGTTGAAGCGCACGTTGGAGCCGCCGGCTCCGTCCGGAACCACCGTGTAGATGCTGGGCTCTCCGGCTCCAGTGCCGGGCCATTCGAGGAAGAAGGACTTCGGATCCAGATATCCGAGGGGGACGGTCTGGCCGCCGTTCTTCATGGCCATGTGCCGCGGGGTGCGGATACCGCTCGGAAAGTTGTAGGTGCTGATGTTGGCCTGAAGAGCGAAGCCCGAGGTTCGCAGCATGAAGTTCCAGTTCTTCATGTTGAACTGGTCGCAACCTTCTCGGATCCCCGAGACTGCGATTCCCAGGGCTTCCGGATCGTCCGGCGAATCGACGTATCTAGCTGCGTCAAGGGAAAGCTCGTACTCGGATCGTGCCATCGCCGCCTCAGGTCATTGTCGGGACGCCGGCCATCGCCACCTCGAGCTGCAAGCCAGAGCGGCGCGGGCCTGAAAGGTCCACGTTGAACTTCTTCTCGAGCGCGTTCTTCGTGATGTTCGGGATCCTGGCGTCCAAGAGGCGCTCGAGCACCTCCCGCCATCCGATCCTCAGGACGTGACTGGGGAGCGAGACCTTTCGGAATCCGTTGCTGATCACGATGCAGCACCCGTTCTCACGCTGGACCATGACCTCGGTCTTCGGGTACTTCAAGATCCTGATCGGCTCTATGCCCAGCCATTGATCGAGCACCATGAAGTTCTGAGGGTCCTTCTCCCGCGTCACCCAGATCTCCTCGAACCACGCCTTCGTTCCGTCCGGTTCGGCGAGAACTTCCTGAGGCGAAGCAGGAATGACCTGATCCTCCCACTTGTCATACAGCGAGAGCTCGGGAATGGCGCCGCGCTCCACCGCGCTGATGTAGTCCTTGTTGTAGTAGAGCCCGGCCCGCATCTTCCCTTCGGCGAACATGTAGACGCAGCGCCCCGAGCCCTCATCGAAGACGAGATTCGGCTGAAGCTCGAGGAGCTTCTTCTTCAGGTCGTTGTAGTCGATCGAGTTCCCGCCGAAGGGATCGATCAGAACAGTGGACAGCAGGTCCGACACCTCAGACGACTCCGTTTCTCAGACATGAAAAGGCGGAAGGAGTCCGGCACCCCTCGCACCAGACCCCTTCCTATGTGAAGCAGCGCCGGTTAGCTGGCGCTGTAAAGGACCAGAACGCGGTCCGAGCTGAGCAGCTTGTGAGCGGCGCGGAACTTCACGCCGTACGTCCAGAAGGTGTTGAGGGCCTGGCTGGTGTCGGTCTTGCCCGGGTTCTTGATGATCACCTCAGGCTGCATGTCACCGATCCCCGCGCGCCCGAGGCCGTCCTTCGCGAGGACGACACCGCGATAGCCGCTGACACCCGTGTCCACCTCCACCTTGGTGATGAGCGGAGACTCCTTGACGGCGATGCCGAACAGCGAACCGGCATCACCCGCGAGAGTCTTGCCCTGCGAGCCCTGGACGTACTTGTTGAGTTCGGACCAGGTCGGAAGACCCGAGGCCGTGGTGGGTTCGTTCTTCAGGTGCGCGGCCTGCACCGGGTGAAGAATCGACGCGAACTGCCCGCCCTCGGAAGCGAACCCCATGTTCCCGGAGGTGTTCAGCTCGGCGCACACGTACGTGAACGTGGTCGCCCGCAGTTTGTTCGCCGCCGTGAGAGTCCCCGTGTTCTTCGCGGTCGCTCCCTCCTTGAAGTAGTTCACGGTGTCGTAGGCGGCGTCACGCAGAAGCGTATCCACCGTCTTCGCGCCCAGGAAGGCGAGACGCTCGCTGATCTGATCGAGCGCCCCCGGGGGCATCGTCTTGGCCGAGTGCTCCGAGATCTTGATGAACTGGCCCTTCGGCTTGATCGAGCCCGAAACGGCCGTGGCCGCGTACGCGGAGATCTCGTTGTCGCCGGCGTTGGTCTCGGACAGGTCCGAGGTGTCCACTGAGAACTCCGGGAAGTGCAGCCAGCGGATGGAGTCACCCACTCCGCCGGGGACTTCTCCCTCGGTGGCGAACTTGTAGAACTGAAGCGCAGGCTTCAGCTGCTCGAGGAACTTCCGCTCGATGTACTCATTCTGAAGCTCGCGATTTGCAGCAGTGTCCATACCCATTTTGCGTTACCTCGTTGTCTCTGAAGTCAGGCGCTCAGCGTCTGTTGAGCGCGGCCCTCAGTTCGTCGTCACTCAGGTCCTTGATGGACTTGACGACCTTGGGCTTGCCGGTCGCTTCCGCATCGCTGGAAGAGCCGCCGGAGACGAATGCCCCCTGCTTCTTCTCTTTCAGATCTGCTTCGTGCTTGGTCCGGCGTTCCTTGAGACCGTTCAGTTCCCCAACGTACTTTTCCTCGCGGACGGCGATGTAGGCTTCACGAAGGAGCATGTTGTAGGCGCGGCGGACGACCTTCGGACTGTTGCTGTTGAGTTCCTCGGCGTAGTCCATCTTGTGGGCTTCGATCCAAGGGATCATCTGAGCAACATCGTCCTTGTCGGCCGTGCGGTTCTCGTCGTGAAACTTCCGCAGCTCGTCCCACCGTGCTTTCTCGATCAGCTCTTCATTGACCATCCTCCGCCAAGAATCGTCGGCGGCCGGGGGCTTCTCACCCTCGGTCTCGGCGACGGCGTCCACCAGCTCGTCAAGCTCATCGCTTCCGGGCTTGGGCTTGGTCTTGCGGAGGTTCCCGATCTCGCTGGCTCGGGTACGTGCAAGGTTCTTCCACTTCTCGATCTCGAGATCTCGGCGCTCGTCGCGCAGCTCCTGGAGCTTCGCCTCGCGCTCCATGAGTTCGAGCCGAGCCTCGAGTGGATCTACGGTCTCGGTCTTGGGCTTGTCGCCCTTCTGGGTGTCCTGACTAGCAGAGGCGTCGGTATCGCTCTTCCTATGCTCGGGGCTGGCCTCGGTCTTCTTGTCCTTGCCAGCCGCGGCGTCTTCGGAGGAGGGCGTGTCCTGCGGTACTTCGATGGTGAGGACTTCGGCCTCGGAGTCGTCCGCGTCTTGCTTGCCCTGGTTTCCGCTGGTCCCGGTATCGAGACTAGCGGCAATCTTTTCCATTTCCTTCTCGAAGTTGATTCGAGTGTCCGCGCTGGGACCCTTCTCGAACGCTTCCATTGCTTCCGCTCTACTGAGCTTGCCCATGATCTTGCTTCTCCAGCGCCCCAGGGTCCGGACTTACGTGCGCCCCAAGGTCGGTGTTGCCCGTTATTCTTCCGCGGGCTCTGAGCCGAGACGCTCGCGAGCGATCATCTCGAGCCGCTTGTTGTCCTTGATGATTTCGAGGAAGGCTTCTCGCTTCCCCTGTGAAACTCGTAGCGCCTCGCTGTCCGTCAGCCCCAAACCCTCATGGAGCGCCTTCTGTTCCAGGCGCTTCATGAAGATCTCGTAGTAGGGCTCGGCTGCGAAGCGTGCAAAGGCCTCGATCTCCGCCAGCTCTTTGACGTCAGGCTTTTCCTCACGGGCTCGGCGGAGCTTCAACAGCGACGACACGTAGCTCACTGAATCACCTCACCACCCGCGCTCATTGGAATCTCGGCGCCCGCCTGCTGTGCGATGTTCCCGCCGGGCGCCTTGGGTTGAAACTGCCCGGGCATGCCTCGTTGACCGTTTGTCATGTGGGACATCATCACGTTCTGGAAGATGACTTCGGGGTCACCCACGTCCTGCGCAATCTCGTCGTAGCCCGTGTCCTCCAGGTACTGGACGATCAGCTTGTCCATCGGAATCTGAACGCCACCCATGCCGTTCATGCTGAACGCCAGGATCCGATCGAAGGCTGAGAGCCTCGCTTGAAGCGACTGGGCGTTGCGCGAGCCAAGGAACTCGACGTCCCAGTCCCCGTGAATCTGCTCGAGCTGCACGGGGTCCGGACGCTGCCCGATGCGATCAGCAAGGGCCTGCGAGTCCGGCAAGAACATCTGATAGAAGCGCAGGATCCCGCGGCCGAGCCGAGGAAGGCTCTCCTTCTCGATGAGCTGAGCCATCCACTCGGGCCGATCGAGGGCCATCTGGAACGTCTGATTGGCCTCCGTCGCTGAGGCTCGATTGATTCCGAGCCCGTAGCCGGCGATCGAACCGAGGGCTCCCGAGTTGCGCTGGATCTCGTTCTGGAGCGCTCCGCGCATGCTCCAGCCCTGAGGGAAGTTGGCGCCGTAAGTCAAAGTCTTGATCCGATCGGGGTAGTCCGACGCAATCAGGGTGTCCGGACGCCACGCACGCAGCGCGGCCTTGTCGAGAATGTCGTTCCGGTCATGGATGATGGGCGGATGAACGGAGCGGATCGTTCCGTCCATGAGCAACATCAAGAGGGCGTTGGCCGCGTCCTGCTGAAAGCGGACAGCTTCGGCGGGGCTGAGCCCCCAGAACCGCCCACCGATCACGTTGGCGCGGATGTCGTAGAACGGCAGCTCCCGCTCCGGCAAGAACCACGGGACGTTTCTGACGACGATGCCGTTGAGAACCGTCAGGATGCGCCAGCGCTCGCCATCGGCAGGAAGCCACGGCACCTGACCCCAGTACTCGAGGCCCGTCATGACCTTCAGGTCCGGGTGCGGTTTCTCGGACTGCACACGATCGCGGCGCCAGCTGGTGTCCGTGGATCTCTTCTCGTCCGTGCCGGGAGCCTTCGATATCGCTTCCTTGACGGCGGCTTCGTCAAAGCCGTACTTGCCCCGCTTGGCGTACGCGAGTGCCTCGGGCGGGGTCATCGTGAAGCGTCTTGCCACCCCGGGCATGTCTTGGATGAGGTCGTATCCGGGACAGTCGTAGAAGTCCACCGGGTCCAACCGCCGCAGCTTGAGGTCGTCGTAGAAGGCGCCGTTGGTCGTGTAGGGGTTGACGCTCTCGAAGCCGCCGAGACGCTCGATCGAGTACTTCGTGACCGGCCCTTCCTCGAGACACCAGGTCCCAAAGACGATGCCGGTTCCGAAGAGCGTGCAATCTTTGATTGCGGTGTTCAGGCTGAAGTAGTGGCCCGAGCGACCGAACACGTAGCGGACGAGATCGGAGACCGTGCGAGCTGCCTTGGCGTCCTCTTGCCCTCGGCGCTTTGCCCCGGCGAAATCGCGAGTCCCGCCGAAGAGCGCGAGCATGAGCTTCGCGCACAGAACATCGACCAGCTCGCGAGTCTCTGATCCCGCAACTGGGTTGTCCCGTCCCGGATTGCCACGGCTGGACCGCTTCAGATGGGCCGAGCCCAGGGGCAACGATGTGTTGCCGCTCGAGCTGTACTCGGGGCTCACGAGGTAGGAGGTGAGGACTTCCTCCCAAACCTGGTACAGCCCCAGCTGCCGGCGGTGCTGGTCCGAGTGCTCCACGAACGCACGGGTCCAGCGAAGGGCTGACTCGTCTTCGAGCTGTTTCTGGTTGATCGGCATTTACTTGGAGTCCGCGTCCTTCCAGGCGAGTGGACCCACCTTGTAGTGTTCTGGCCGCACAGCAGGATCCACAAAAAGCTGAAGGCCGGCCTCGCGTGCCTGCCGGGAGAAGTACTGGTCCTCGGCCTCAGCCAAGACACCGGTTCGGACCGCTTCCTTGCGAATGGAGTCGGGCAGCAGGAACGGATCCACGATCTTCTCGAGCGCCTCGCGGCGGATGGCGACCATCCCGGTCCCGATCCAAATAGCCTCCACCAGGCCCTGCGAGGGCAGATCGTGCTGTCCCAGTCGGGGACTGCGGTTACCCCATGGCCCCTGATGCGCGAAGTTCGCGACCAGCTCGCCCTTGGGATTGCGGATGACGCAGACGGCCGCAACCACCGGAGCCTCCCACGTGGCGAGTTCGATGACCGAGGCGGGATCTTCTGGGACCACGTCGCTGTCGATCATGACCAGGATGTCCCGGTCCCGGTGCTCCCCGACGAAGACATGGGCCGCGTGGGCGCGAACGACGTCCAGGAACCCGCCGCTGTTCGCAAAGCGGATGGTCTCCACGCCCGAGGCCTTCCACCGGAACAGCATGTCCTGAAGCTCGGGATGCACTCCGCGGCTGTCCTGGAACGGAACGGCGACGACGATCCTCCGGCACAGGGCGTCTATCGCCTCGTCGGAGTGGATGCTGATCTTGGGAATGCTCTCGACAGCTTCCATGACTCAGATTCCGAAGTACCGCGACCGCTGGACGTAGGCGTCTTCGTCCTCGTTAGGCATCAGGTTGTAGGGGTCGAAGCCGTCGAGCCGGCGCTTGCGAGCGATGGCCGCCTTGGGGATGAAGTCCTCGAGCGCGGGATCGTCCACGTAGGCCGTCGCGTCCGCCGCATCGTCGTGGCCTTCGGCCTGGTGCGGATGGGCACGGACCTGAGCCAGGAACAGGTTGCGGTAGTCCGTTGGGCAGGAGTCCGCGATCGTGAAGAAACCGGTCTCGGCGAGCGAGAAAAGATCAGCAAAGCGTGCCCGCTTGCCCCTGTGCGTGCTTCGGAAGGGAACGGCCTCCACGCGCTGCCGGCCCCTCGCCATCTCCTCGAGCTTCGTGCAGAAGAATCGGGCGTTGTGGGCCGCTCCAAGGGGCTCTTCGATACCGACGACTAGGGCGTTGTACGCGCTCCATCTCCGTAGCAGGCGGATAATTTGGAGCATCCCGTTGTCGACGATCCAATCCTTCGACGCACACCCGTCGAGCAGGGTGCGCTTCATGATGTTCGGCGCGTCCTGGTAGTAGCCGACGACGGAGATGGCCCAGAAATCGTGCTCGGCGGACTTCGCGTCGTACTTGCCGAAGCCCCGCGGCGCCGGGTCGGTCAGGATGATCACCTGCCGGATGAAGTCGCTGATGTCCTCGAGTCGAACGAAGTGCTCGTGGGTCGCCGGAATCCAAGGCCGGCCGCCCTCAGGTTCCGGAAGGTTCAACATCTGGGGCGCGAAGTCAGCGCCCATCCCATCCGGGGGCGGCATCTTGTAGCGGATGACGTCGTCCTTGCTGAGCGGGCGCATCGCTCCTTGGTGATCATCCGGATTGAGCAGCACCATCAGTTCGATGGGCTGGCCCTGGGGGTCTGGGTGCTTCTCGCTCTCGAGGATTCCCCGGAGCAAGCACTTCCACAGAGGCGACTTGAGCGCGTCCCCGTAGAGGTCGTCGTAGCTCCACCGCGTACCGACCAGAAGCGCTCGCCCCGTGGCGCCGATGACCGGAACCGCGGTACTCGTCCACCAGCGCGTGATGTACTCGACGCCCTTCAACTCCTCCACAGCCCGCTTCGAGATCAGGTCGTCCCCGATCAGGAGTGAGAAGTGTTGACCGGTCAGATCCATCCCGGTGGAGAACGCCTTGAGCGTCGGCTGCCGGTTGCCGAACCCGCGGCCGGGCAGCATGAACTCCCCGTCCTTGAGCCACTTCCCTCTCGTCGGCGGCCGATTGCCCTCTGGGAGCAGCTCGCGGATCTCCGGGCTCTTCAGGAGCAGCTCACCCACCTCGTTGACGACCTGGATGGCCTTCTCGAGCGTGTGGTGGACGTAGCCGATGGTGACGTGCGGGTTGTCGAGGATCTCCTGGATGATCCGGCCCTTGACTGTCAGCGTCTTGTAGGAGAAGCGGGGCGCCAGCAGGAGAACTCGCGACTCGCGTCTGTTCTCATCGAGGAAGGAGCACATCTCTCGGCTGAACCCGCCGCGGAGGACACCGATCCCCAGCTTGTCCACGCAGAGGTGGTTGAGGTCGTCAACCGACTTGCGCCGCGCCTCGGTCCGCTGTCTCTGTTGGTTGATTCGTGCGAGGGTGCTCAAACTACCGGGATTACCACCTGTCTTGACTGACCACACGGTACTTCGGCAGAGTAGCTGTTCTGCGGAGGATCATTGCTGTGGACTCTTTTGTCATACGACTATGGGACCGAATTCTCAGTGCCGCTAGGTGGCTGTCGCCGCTGCATTGGATTTGGAGACTACGTCCAGCGTTACGCACTTATGGCTGGGTAGATGCGTGGGTGCTCCTGAATCCAATCGTGGCCGGCGTTACGCTTATTCTCGTCACGAGCGACGGCCTGAATCCACTAAAGCTCTGCCTCATGATTTACGCAGCCATTCGATTACTGGAGGTCACGACCTATCAGGCAAGAGTTGTCCTGTTGGATCCGTACAACCACCCCGGTCGAGTTTCGGACTATGCCCTCCGCAGTTACCGTCGAACTGTCGTTCTCGCTCTTCACAACTACGTGGAGGCAGTCATCTGGTTCGCTGCAGCGTACTCGTACCTTCGTGACTCGTTTGTGGGAAAGGATCATCTTGCAACGCCTATCGGAGCGCTCTACTACAGCATGGTCACGATGACCACGGTCGGATATGGCGACATCGCACCGAATGCGTGTACTGGACAAGCATTGGTCATCGCCCATCTTTTGGTTGCAGTGTTCATGACGCTCGTCATTTTCGCCAGGATCATTGCCTTTCTCCCGAGGCCAAAGACGCTCGATGAAACGGAGAAAGACACGTCCTCATAGGGCATCTCCCTGCCTTCGTACCGACGCCGAGCCAATCAGAGGTTGTATGTTCAACGTTCTACAAGACCTCAAAAATTTGTCGTGGGGTCAGCGCGAAGCGCCATGTGCGCACGCGGGATAACCCCGGGACCCGTGGGTCTGCCGCGTTGCTCGATCCGCTGCCGATCGCGCGGACTTGATAGCGCGTCGCTCCATGTCATTGACCCGTAATCACTTCCGCGTCTATCGCTTCGCCTTGCGGTGACGTGAGGGCCTCGGGGGCCTGAGCTTCGCTGAGCGTTTGATCCCGAGTACAACGCTCACGGAACGGAAGCGGTACGCCCGCACGCTCGAGGATCGTTTGTAGTTTCGCGGTGAGTTCTCCGGCAATCTCCGGCCGCGCTGTAACTACGAGCACTCCGACGAGGACGCCGCGGGCGATCTGCGCGCCCGCTCGGAGCCGCTCTTCCCGGGGGATCTCTTCCGATGAGTCCGAGCCTATCTCCGCTTCGGTCTTTCGAATGTCGTTCGAGAGCTTGCAGAGGGCTCCGAGGGCTTCGAACTCCGCCCGGGTGAGTTCTACCCCGTCGGGACGGCCGTTTAGGTAGCCTTCGAGCTTGCGCAGAGCCTGCCGCACGATCCGTTCAGCGGTGGAGCCGATTTTCGAGCGGCGGTCAAGCTCGGCTTGTAGGGCTCTCTGAACGTTCGGTTTCTGTCGGATCTCGTAGACACTGGTCCCGTTTACGCATGCCTTCTGAGCAACGGCCCGCATGCTGTCGTTTGCAGGGTCCAGCAAGGCCTCCACTACTGCCGCTTGCTTGCGCGTTAGGTCTTGCCTCTCTTCTGGTATTTGTACAGACATTGTCCCTTGTCTAGCGGATTCCTTCGTCGTATACGGATGTACAGACAACGTCTGTCATTCACCTAGGAAGGAGGAATCTCATCATGTACAGAACGAAACCGCCACGAGATCCCAGGGAGTTATTGAAGCGGATTCGAGGACATTCGAAGCCGGAACTGCTGGCCGCCCTCTTCGAGCTTTCCTGGAGGGTTCAGGAGAACACGGCCGCCCGCGCTCGTGTTCAAACTCCGGCCGATGCCTTCGCCGTCGTTCGAGACTACGCCGCGAAGAAACAGGAGCACTTGATCGGGCTCTATCTCGATTCCCAAAACTACCTGCTCGCGCGTGAAGTAATCTCGATAGGGTCGCTGAACACCACAAGGAGTCATCCGAGAGAGATTCTCCGCCCCGCGATCGTCCATCAGGCCTTGGGCTTCCTGCTCGTACACAACCATCCGAGCGGGACGCTTGTTCCGTCGTCGGACGATGTCGAATTCACCCGCGCCGTCAGCAAGGCCGCCGATCTGCTCGGCATCCCGCTTTACGACCACATCGTGATTTCGCGGGAGGGCTTCGCGTCCCTGAAGGAAAAGGGGATGCTCTGATGGCCGCCACGATTGCGAAGTGTCGCGGCCTTGATTCCTCACGCGAGAAGGAAGCCCACCGGCTCGGCGCCCGGGCTTCCGAAGCTCAGGCCAATACGTGGCGCACGTTCTCCACGGCCTTCGTTCGGGCCGATGGGAGCGGATACGTCGAGGTCCACAGGGACGGCGCGCTCCTTCACCGCTTCGAGTTCTCGGAGGAGTGACGCCATAGACCATCGAATCCCTGTTGTCTGCCAGGAGTGCGGCCGAAGATTCGCGACAGCAAGCCTTGACCCGAGCTGCCCCCGTTGCCACGGCTCGGACATAGATTTGGATGTGTCTCCGAACGAGCGGCCGAGAAACTGACGCCTTGTAGCTTTTCTCATTCCTTACCATAGGCCCGGGGCTCGTATAGACCGGGCCTTGCTGTCTCTGCCCTACCCTACGGGGTTTCCTGCTGAGGCCTTGCCTACGAGCGCTTGGAGCGGTCAACGCCATACTGTTATGCGTGAAACCGTTCCCTAGCCTTCGAGCCTGCCCGCCCGCTCTCTTGGAAGCCTGCCCGCCACCTCGGGTGCCCTGGCTACTTCCGGGCACCATGACGGCGTTTCTAGTTAGTTGCACCATGCCGGACTTCTGCCGTACATTGTCCGCGGAGGCCGCCGTGCAATCCGACGTCAGGCTCGACATCAGAATTCCGAAGGCGCTACGCGATGCAGCCAAGGCCAAGGCGGAGGCGGAGATGTTGAGCTTGTCTGCGTGGCTCAAGCGGCTCATTGCCCGGGAGGCCGAGTTCCGCGCCCCCGCCCGCAAGACCGCGAAAAAGCGCTGACTGCCAGGGCTCGAGGAACAAGAAAATCCTCCTTGACAGATGGGGGTTGGCTAGCGACGTCTCTGGTAGTGGCCAACCTTACTCGTCTCTATGGTGACAGCGAAGAGGGCATCCGGGAACCGGCGTTGACGTGACGGCGTGGAGGTCTGTGCTTGATACAGCCGCCGCAACGAACCGGCCCCTGGGTAGGTAGGACCCTCAGTCGCCTGCCGGCTAGCCTCTCAGCCGCCGACTACGACCATGGTGAATAGCCGCTCACTTCGATCGCTTGTCAGGGGGAATATTCGGGGAATAAGAAAAGTCCGATTACCGCTGGTGCGTGGACGGCCTGATCGTACAATCGTGGCATCATGCAGGACCCGCGGCAGTTGGAAATCGAGAACCGGGAGCTACGCGAGCGGCTAGACGAGACCCTTGAAATTCTTGCACGTCACGCTGAGATGCTCCGGGAACTGAAACTCCTGGAATCCGCCGCCGAGACCGATGTCCGGATCGCACGTATCCGGCGAACTGAAAGCTGAGGGTAGACCGGTGCCGCTCAAGTCGAACAAGCCGATCACGAACCCGAACACCGGACGTATTCCCGCCGCGCCCCTCACCTACACCGTGGACGGTGAAGGGAAGGCTGTGCTCAGGCTACACGGCGAGGAAAGGGGCACGACACTCAACGACCCCGACGATCACGCGGAGGTAGTCCGGATTCTCGGCGCGCTCCTGAGCGAGCACCGTATGAACGGCTGCAAGAAGTGCCCGCCCGCTCCCTGAAAACTTTCTTGAACTTTTTTCAAAAACGGCGGAACGACGCCGCTTTTTTCTCCCGACTCTGCGGGCCGGTCGCTATACTATCGACCGTAAGTAAGTGATTCCGCGGGGCTCCCCGCCCCGATGACGCACCGGCCGCTCCCAGCGGCCCTCACAGGAGTACCCTCACATGAGCACTTCAACTTCGCCCGCTGACGGTGTGATTTCTCGCACCGCCGACAGCGGTCAGCCGGAGAAGCTCTGCCTGACGTGCAACACGTTCCGGCCCGAGTCGGAGTACACGCCCTCATCGTGGCGCGCACACGGATCGTTCAAGACCTCGCGCGGTGCATGTAGGACGCGCTGCCGTAGCTGTCAGCGGACCTACGATCGCGAGAAGCATGCGAAGTTGCGCGCCGCCCTCAGGTACTGCGTCGAGCACAACGTGGACCTGTCGCCGAAGTGTCGCGGAAGTGTCGAATAAGGGACCCTTCACGCGAGTGAGACCCCTTTCGCCCGCACGTACGTCGATCGATCGATCGACTGGTCTTCTAAAGACCAGGTCTTCGATTCGACGGCAGGGCCGGCCCGGGCAAGGCCGGCTTCGATCGACTCGATTCGACTTCCCCATAACCCTGGCCGATGGAGAGAAACGCCAGGGACGCTGACTCAGGAAAGGAGACGAGATGCCTGAGACGTTCGCGATATTCGTGAAGTCTGCCCCGAGCACATACCGAATTCATGCGACCTTCCGCACCGCCGCCCCCGACTTCGATGACCTGGTGGGCGGAGTGACTCCCTATTCGAAGGGCATCCGGCGGCAGTGTCCGGAGGTCTACGCGGACCGATCACGCGTTGACTTTGTGGTTTTGGAGACCGCCGAGTTCTGGACGGCGGCCGAACGGCGCGCGTCGGTGGACCGGTGGAAGCACGATCCGGCAGGAGTGGCGGCCGCGATCTCTCGGAAGCTCTCCCCCAAGATCATCCCTTCCATCGGCAAAGGCGCTTCGATCGAGTCGAGCCGCCTGGAGGGCGGCCAGGAGCCATCGATCGATTCGAGTTCGATCGACGCAGGCGCGCGGACGATGGTGCCCGACCCGGGGCTTGCGGCTATCAATTCACTCTGGTGTTCGGTGATCGCGGAGCCCATTGGCGCGCGTCGGTGGAAGCTGCTCGATGAGTTCGAAGAGGCGCTCGCCGAGTACGACCACGACCACCGCCCTGTTCCCGATGACCCGCCGCCCGACCCGAACTACATGAGCAGCCTGTTCTGAATGCGCAGCGGGCTGCACCCCGTAGGGGGCTTCGCGGTCCGCTCGCGCCAGCGCCCTCTCTCCCGCGGTGTCTTGCCGCGTTCCTCCGGAACCCAACCCGAAGCCCGGAATCCCCATGAATGCCCCTCTCCAAGAACTATCGGCCGCCGTGCCCGCGTGTCGTAGCCAGCCTCGACCAACCGGCCAGGCTGGACGATCGAACGCGCACGCTCGCCGATAAACTCACAACCCGTTCACCCGAACCTGATCCGCTCACATCCCTCATCGAGCGCGACCTGCGTGCTCGGTTGCGGGGGCTTATCCCGACCCTGCCCGATAAACAACGCGAGGTTCTCGAACTCTTCCTCTTCGGTGATCTCAGCCTGGCGGAGAGCAGCCGCAGGCTAGGCATCTCTCGCGCCGCCGTCTCGCAACGGTGGGTATCTGCGATCTCCGCCCTTCGCCGTCGGTTGGGGGTGCGCGCATGAGCTACCGCCTCCCAGCGCTTCCGTCCCGTATCGACCGAGACGAGGAACTCGAACTCGTGCAGCGCGCTCAGGCGGGCGAGCAACAAGCTCGGGACGCGTTGGTCCTGAACGCTGTTCCTGCCTGCCTTCGTGTCGCGAGTCGCTGGCGGACACCTTCGATGCCACTCGCGGATCTCGTTCACGAAGGGATCGTGGGCGTCCTGAAGGCAATCGATACCTTCGACGCAGCTGACGGCACTCCATTCATGGGCTACGCCTTTCGCGCGCTCGCGGTGCATATCCGGGATGCCGCAGGTCGTTCGTGCTTGATCCGTCCGCCCAAGGATCAGGTTCAGCGCCGCAGGTATCCGAGGGAAGGGGGCCGGTCATGACTCCCTTCCCTGCGGATGTGATCGACGCGAACCCGCCGCTCAACGCCGACGAGGAAGCTCGTCTCATCGAGGCCGCCCGCGGCGGTGATGACGAGGCTGCGCGCCGGCTAATCCTCTCGAACCTCAGGCTGATCCGGGACACGGTGACGCCTTACGCATGCGCGGCATATTCCGTTGAAGACCTCGTCAACGAGGGGGTCCTGCTCAGCTACGACGTGATCCGCGACTGCTCGCCGAACGCAAGGTTTGGAACTTGTCTCGCGCGCCGACTGCGTTCCCGCATCGGTGAACTTGTCGGCTCTTCGCGCGACCTGATTCGCATCCCGGCTTCGACACGTCGCCGATGGAAGCGGAATAGATGATCAAGGAAGTGCCCGACTGGCTACAACAGATGGGAGCGCGTCACGGCATCCGTTTCAGAACCCGCGACACACAGCTCGGCCAAGTTCTCGAAGCACAGCGCGTCTGCATCCTTGGCCAGCACGTCAGGCAAGTCGTTCAGGTCATCCCGGAAGGGTCATATCTGACTCTCCGCGAGTTTGGAGGCGGGCTGATCTTTCAGCTGGCCCTGGCAGATCCGTGTGCCTGCGACAGGTACGCGGAAGAAGTGGGCTGCAACAACGAGCCCGACGAAGACGAGGTCTGAAATGCTTCACGAACTACAGGAACCGACTCCGCTACACGACGTTCACCCACTTAGGCCACCCAAGCCCCTCTCCGAACCCGGCGAGGAATGGCGGGCGGTCCCCTTCCCCCAGTTCTCAGATCTCTACGAGGTCTCGAGCTTAGGGAGGGTTCGCTCCTGCGGCCGTGGGAGCTGGAAGCTGATTCGACCCTGGCGGGACGGCAAGGGCTACCTCTGCGTCCAGCTGTACTCCGACGGCCGTGCCGTCCGGCATTGGGTAGCCAACCTGGTCCTACTGGCTTTCCACGGTCCGCGACCGGATGGGCACCAGATCAATCACATTGACGGAAACCGAGAGAACAACTCGATCGACCATCTCGAATTCTGCACCGCGAGCGAAAACATGAAGCACGCCTGCCGGATGGGATTGAAGCGCAACGACGGCCAGCACAATGCGGCGGCCAAGCTCGGGCGGGCGGAGGTCATCGCGATCGGCATGAACTACCTCGTCGGCGATTCGATCGCGGAGCTGGCGCGGCAGTTCGGCGTCAGCTACGACACCGTCCGTCTGATCGTGAAGGACAAGACCTGGAAGGGCGTCTGATGTCCTACGGCTCTTCGCCCTTCGATAGGTGCTTGATGTTACCCCGTTTTTTCAGGGCCTGGGTTACACCTTCCCACAGATCGTCAAAAGCGCCCGTCAGGGATGATTGACTGACCTGCAAGACGTGACGGCCATGTATGTGGATGCCACCCTCACGAACAGAAATCACGTAGTTGTAGACGGGAATGCTCGTTGCGTCATAAGAAGAGACCGTGGGCACGGCCTGATACGTGCCCCGAACGCCTTTGACTCCGGACGGGACGTAGACCGTATTAGTCCCAGAAACAACACGGGTGGAGGTTGTGACGTCTCCCCTATCAGTCCATGACGCGAGGATGATGTCTGCTTCGGATGCGTCGGCGACGATGCTAATCCGCCCGTACTTCTTCCCCTTACGACTCTCATTCCATTCTTCGCTGCGAGCGAGCAGTGCCTGCCGGTCGATGCTTTCTGGCCACGTAACCACAAAGATTCGGAGCGGAACCGAAGGAGGCAGGGCGCCTGCTCCGATGATGACGGGGGTACTGATGTCAACGCCAACGAGGGTGCGGAGTCGGTCCAGTTCGAGCGCGTCCGCGGTGGCCACATCCCCGGCGAAAAGTGTTGCAAGCATCAGCAGGAGGGCCGGTAATACCTTCTGAATCCTCATAACCCTTGTCTCCGCGAGGGAATCCGAGTCGGTAGACCTAATGTTGTTTCCCTGCCTCGATCCTGCAAGACACCGGCCTTTCGCTGCCCGTCATCGAGTCTTTCGTTGACCCTCCGAAGTTTTCACCGTACAATGTCTGTACACGTGAGCATTGGATTCGAGGAGGAACGAAATGCGACCGAAGGACACGACCCAACCCACTGTGGCAGAATCAGTTAACGGGGCGCCCGTAGCTCAGCTG